GGTAAGGGTGTATACTCTAAAGACAAAACAATTAACGATGTATTACAAAAGTTAATTCCACAAGAAGAAACTAAAAGAGTTGCATTTGATTTGAAATTATATGGCAATGCTGCATATCAAGTATATTGGGATGATTCTCATACTAAGATAGTTAAGATGTATCATATTCCAATACAAACTATTCGTGCAGAAAAGATTGGTAATTCACCTAGAATAGAAAACTTTTTCTATTGTATTGATTGGAATGACCAACGCAAGATTAAAGATAAAAAGAAAATCCCTGCATTCGGTACTTCTAAAGAGAAAATGGAAATACTTTATATTAAGAATTACTCACCAGGTTTATATTACTACTCACTACCTGATTGGGTTGCAGCAATGCAATTCGCAGTATCAGAAGGTGAAATTAGTAACCTACACTTAAACAATATTACAAATGGTTTCTTACCTGCTGTAATGTTAAACTTTAATAATGGAGTTCCTGCACCTGAAGAAAGAGAAACAATTGAAGATTTAGTTCAAGCTAAATTTACAGGAACGGATAACGCAGGTAGATTTATGTTATCATTTAACGATGACCCTGCAACTAAACCTACATTGGATGTAATTGATATTCCAAATCTACATGAGAAATATGACTATGTAGCAAAATACACACAAGATAGAATACTTGTAGCACATAGAGTAACTTCACCTTTATTATTTGGTATTCGTGCTGAAAATAATGGATTTAGTTCACAATCAGAAGAAATGAAAACTGCATTTAGTATCATGCAAACAATGACTATTAGTCCTTTCCAAAACTTAATCTTAAATAGTTTAGATATGGCATTGACTGCGGGTGGATATGATGCAACTGAATTATACTTTGAACAATTAACTCCATTAGTAATACTTGCACAAACAGCAGATGAAACAGGTAAGTCAGTTGGACAAGTAGAAGATGAAACTAATAAGTCTATGGAAAATCCTGCAACACAAGAAAATCCAGGTGACCAAACAACTCAAGATGCTAATTTAGAATCGGAACCAATACCTAATGTAAGTTTTGGTTCAGCATTTTTTGAAAGAGAATACGAAATAATTAAACAAAAATAAGATATGGCATACGCATTATTCATAAATAGAAATGATATCATTAAGAACACTCCATTACAGGGTGCAATAGACGCAGATGCTCTATTACCATTCGTAAGAACGGCACAAGATAAATACTTAAAGAATTTATTAGGTACTATTCTTTTTGAGTATTTACAGGCACAAATCATTGCAAATACTGTTTCAGCTTTATCTGTATATTATCAAGACCTATTAGATGACTATATTAAAAATACATTGATGTGGTATTCTTGCGTTGAATATATTCCATTTAGTTCGGTTCAGTTCAAATCTAATGGTAGTATTAAACAACAAAGTGAACAAGGTATTGCACCTTCTAAAAGTGAAATTGATTATCTAAAAGCACAGGCGCAACAAAATGCTGACTATTATGCATTAAGATTACAAAACTATCTTATTGCATATTCTCAAAACATACCTCAATACTTACAATCAATCGGTAATCAAACTCAAATATATCCTGACCAAAGTAATATGTACTTCGGCGGAATACAATTATAATAACAATGAGTGCATTAGTAACAAATACAAATGTAAATTATACTAACTACTATAATCTTGTAAACTTTTTTAGAGAATATATGAGTCAACACCCGTCTATTGCACAAGTTAGTAATGAGGACATTGATGATTTGGATGAAAGAGAATTTCCAAATTATCCAGTTGCTAATATTACAATACCTTCAACTAAATTTAGAACCAATACAACTGATTATGAAATACAAATAATCGTTGCAGACAAAGTTAAGAATAAAAATAATGAAAGTGATGGTACAACGAATGAACAAATATTACCTTATTATGGAGTAAATGATGTAATGGATATTTGGTCAAACACACTTGCAATTGTAAATGACATAACTTCTTTTATACAAAGAGGAGTTACTAACTTTGATATCGATGGTGGAATTAATTGTAAACAATTTGAAGAAAGATTTGATAACGGGTTAGCAGGGTGGGTAATAAATTTTACTTTAACAACACACAACGACAAGAATCGTTGTCTATTTGAATTATATCCAAATTAATATGGCAACACCAATAATATCTAATACAGGCACTAACTACACACTTTATTATAATGTAGTTAATTACTTTAGAACAATAATGTCTAATCACCCTTCTATTGCTATAGCAACATTAGGAGATATTGCAGAATTTGATAATAAACAATTTCCTGCGTATCCAATTGGTAATTTACAAATATTAGAATCTGACTTTGGTACATCTGTTACTAATTTCAGAGTTCAGTTAATGATTGCCGATAAAGTAAAGAATAAAGATAACGAATCAAACCCTATAAATAATGAACAAACTATTCCTTATTATGGAGTAAATGATAAAATAGACATATTCGCAAATACACTTGCAATCCTGAACGATTTAACTTCTTACACACAAAGAGGTGTCCAGAATTTTGAAATCAATGAGGACATTATATGTACTCCTTTTGCGGATAGCTTTGATAATGGTCTTGCTGGTTGGACTGCGGAGTTTACTCTTACAACTCACAATGACAAAAATCGTTGTCTTTTTTTTTTAATAGTCCCTAATGAGCAAGGATTTGTAATTGAAGATTGTTTAACTAGTGAAAGATATAAAGCTATATTAGACCCAAGTCAATACCCATCAGTTGTTGGTGGAGTATTTTCTACATTGAAATCACCAGGTCTATCAAATACATATGGTAACTTACTCTGTTATACAATAGTAGAACCAATTGAAGATGATGATTGGAATTATGTAAATCTTCCAATACTTCAACCAGGAATGATTCAAACTTGCCAATTGTGTAATTTATGGATAAATCCTAAAATTTGGTCTACAACTCCAGCAGCATGGAGTGGAGCAGATGCTGAATTTAGAACATGGTCGACAGTATAAAATATTAAAATAAAAATAATGGGTAGTTTAAGTAATCTTTATATCTCACAATCGTATCAATCACTAATACACTTAGCGACTAATAATACGGCATCTGCAACTTTAATTGATTTGCAAGATGGTTTAGGTAATTCTATTGGAGTAGCAGTAAATACAGGTGGAAATTTATATCTTACAGGTAGTTTAACTGCTTCATTACAACAAGGATATGTTTTAGTTGGTAATGGTAGTAATAGAACTACATTAGTACCTACTTCATCATTTACTGATACATTTAATAGTAGTAGTTTAGTTACAACTGCATCTTTCAATGCATATACTCAATCTAACGATAGTAAAGTAAATTCTTTAATCAATGCGACTGCAAGTTACGCAAATAGTGCTTCGGTAGCAACTGTTGATTATAATCAACAACAACAAATTAATCAATTGATTGCAGTAACTGCATCATTCTTAACTTCTTCTGCTGACATCACATCTTTGAATGCATTTACTGCATCTCAAAATACTAAGAATACTACATTAGCAAGTGTAACTTCTTCGTTAAATCAATTTACTTCATCAGCAAATAATAGACTAAATAACTTAGAATCTACTTCGGCTAGTGTCAATATATCAATTGCAAATATAAACTCAACCACAGCAAGCCAGGCAATTTCTATAAGTAATCTAAACTCATTTACACAAAGTGCACAAACATCAATAAATAATTTAACTGCTGCTACTGCATCATACGCAATCAGTGCATCTGTTGCAAGTGTAGATGCTGCACAGCAATCACAAATTAATAATTTAATTTCTGCAACTGGGTCTTATGCAAATAGTGCATCGGTAGCAGTGGTCGATGCAGCACAGCAATCACAAATTAATTCTTTAATTGCAGCTAGTGGTTCTTATTTAACATCATCAGTTCCATTAACATCATTGAATGCATTTACTGCATCACAATTAACAATTAACTCAGGATATAACACATATACTGCATCTAACGATACTAAATGGAATACATTAGGTGGCCAAACTGGAAGTTTTATTACTGAAAGTGAAACTGCTTCTTTTGCAAGAACTAATATAGATAATAACTTTAGTGCAAACCAAACATTCACAAACATAACTGCAGTATCTGCATCATTTACATATGTTCAAATAACTTATGAAACTGCTAGCGTAATCTATTCTAGTGGGTCAAATCAATTCGGAGATGAGTTGACAGACATACAAACATTAAGTGGCAGTGTAAAGATACAAGGTGGTTTAACTATTAACGGAGTAGATATAACAGGCTCTCTAAATAACTTAAATACATTTACTTCATCTGCTTTAACTAATAGTGCAAGTGTTAATTCATCTTTAACTAATTTGAATCAATTCACTTCATCACAGGAAGCAAAGAATAGTACATTAGCAACATACACTGCAAGTGTGGATAGTTCATTGGCTAATATAAATACATTTACTGCTAGCAATGGTAATACATCATTAAACGCATATACATCTTCTAATGATAGTAAAGTAAATGCATTAATAAACGCAACTGCGTCTTATGCAATTAGTTCATCTGTTGCGACTGTAGATGCTGCACAACAATTACAAATTAATTCTTTAATAGCTGCAACTGCGTCTTATTCTACATCATCTACTGATATTAGTTCTTTGAATGCATTTACTGCTTCTCAAAATACTAAGAATACTACCTTAGAAAACGTAACTGCATCACTTCAACAATATACATCTTCTGCAAATAGTAGATTTAATAGTTTAGAAGCAGCTACTTCATCTTACGCAATAAGTAGTTCAGTAGCAGCAGTAGATGCGGCACAACAATCTCAAATTAATTCTTTAATTGCAGCAAGTGGTTCATATTTGACAAGTTCGATTCCATTAACTTCATTAAACGATTTTACTGCATCTCAACTTAATATCAATACTGGATATAATACATTTACATCATCTGCAAATCAAAGATTAGGTTCTTTGGAAACAAATAGTGCAAGTGTTAATACTTCAATTAGTAATATAAATCAATTTACTCAGTCTGCACAAAGTTCAATCAATGCATTGAATAATGCAAGTAGTAGTTATGTAACTGAAACTGAAAGTGGTTCGTTCTTAATTACTGCAAGTGTAAACTTAAACACATTAACTTTTACTAAAGGTGATAATACAACATTTAATATTACAGTTAATACAGGAAGTGGAACTGACATTACTTCATTAAACGCATTCACTTCATCTCAACTTAATATAAATACTGGATATAATACATTTACACAAAGTGCGCAACAATCGATAAATAGCTTAAATGCTGCAACCGCATCTTATGCAATTAGTTCATCTGTTGCTGCAGTAGATGCTGCACAACAATCTCAAATTAATAATTTAATTTCCGTAACTGGGTCTTATATTACTGAAAGTGAGACAAGTAGCTTTGCAAGAACTAATATAGATAATAACTTTAGTGCAAATCAAACCTTTACAAACATAACCGCAATATCTGCATCGTTTACATATGTTCAAACAACATATGAAACAAGTAGTGTAATTTATTCTAGTGGTTCAAACCAATTTGGTGATGAATTAACAGATACACAAACTCTTTCAGGTAGTGTTAAGGTGCAAGGTAGTTTAACAGTTAATGGAACACCGGTACAAACTTCATCGGTTGATATCAGTTCTCTTAATGCATTCACTGCATCACAAGATACAAAGAACTCTACATTAGCAACTTATACTGCAAGTGTTGATAGTCAATTAAGTAACATAAATACATTTACCTCAAGTAATGGTAATACATCATTAAACTCTTATACTCAATCTAACGATGCAAAGTGGAATACATTGGGTGGACAAACTGGAAGTTATGTAACATCTGCAATTACTGCAAGTTCATTAGTAACTGCAAGTGTGAGTTTGAATACAATTACATTTACCAAAGGAGATAATACTCAATTTAGTGTAACGGTAGCAACTGGGTCATTCGTTTCTGCATCATACGCACAAACTGCATCACTTGCAATCAACGCAAAAGATATTATAGTAGATGTAAAGAATACAACAGGTGCACAAATCAATATAGGTACAGTTGTAAGAATAATCGGAGCAACAGGTGATAATCCTTTAATTGGAACTGCAAGTTGGGAAGATGATAATAATTCAGCAAACACATTAGGATTTTTAGTAGCTAATATACCTAACGATAGTTTTGGTAGAGTAATGACACAAGGAACTTTGTTATCAGTTAATACTGACCCTGTATTAGGATATACTGCAGGTCAATTAATTTATCTATCTTCATCTGGTCAGTTTACAAATGTTAAACCACCTGCACCATTCCACGAAGTAAGATTAGGACAGGTGTTGAGAGCACAACAAAATAATGGCTCAATATTTGTTTTAGTTCAGAACGGATATGAATTAGATGAATTACATGATGTTGATATAAACACAGGTAGTTTAGCAAATAATAATTTACTTGCTTACAATTCTACATCTCAACAATGGGAGAATAAAACATTAACTCAAGTAGGTGCAACAACATCTGCATCATTTAATTCATATACTGCATCTAACGACCAAAAGGTAAATAGTTTAATTAATGCAACTGCAAGTTATGTAACATCTGCAATTACTGCAAGTTCATTAGTAACTGCAAGTGTGAGTTTGAATACAATTACATTTACTAAAGGTGATGCATCGACATTTAATATTACAGTTAATACAGGAAGTGGAACAGCAACAGATTTAACTTCATTGAATGCATTCACTGCTTCACAAGATACAAAAAATACTACATTAGCAAGTGTAACTTCTTCATTAAATAGTGCTACATCTTCTTTATTTACATCTGCTAGTTTAGCATTAGTAAGTGCAAGTGTAAATTTGAATACAATTACTTTTACTAAAGGAGATACCAGTACATTTAATATTACAGTTAATACAGGAAGTGGTGGAGGAACAACTGACATTACATCGTTGAATGCATTTACTGCATCACAAGATACAAAAAATACTACATTAGCAACATACACTGCAAGTGTCGATAGTCAATTAAGTTCATTAACAAGTGCAACTTCATCTTACGCAATAAGTAGTTCAGTAGCAGCAGTAGACGCAGGACAACAATCACAGATTAATTCTTTAATAGCAGCAACTGGTAGTTTTGTAACAACAAATACTACTCAAACTATTACAGCATTCAAAGAATTTTCAAACATACTTCAAATAGCATCTGCTGGTACATTACAAGTTGGTAGTTTTAATACTAACACTATAACTTCTCCAGGTACCCGAGCTATTAATATAGGAACTACAAGTGGAGATGGAGGTAATGGTATTAACCTTACAGTAGGTAATGGAAGTCCTTCAAATAATAATACAATAAATCTAAAAACAGATGCATCTGGTACTGGAAATAATATTACATTAGAATCAACAAAAATTATAATAACCGGTTCTACTGATATTAATGGTAGTTTAACTGCATCATTAAATGAAGGATATGTTTTAGTTGGTGATAGTAATAATAGAACTGTATTAGTAGCTACATCATCATTTGGTGGAGGTAGTGTGCCAGCAGGAACTATATCGTCATCTGCACAAATAACTGGATTAGGATTTGTTAGTTCATCTGTAACTGCAAGTTCTTTAATCACTGCATCATTTAGTGGAAACACTTTAACATTCACAAAAGGTGACGCATCAACATTTGGTGTGGTTTTAACAGGCAGTTTTGCAACAACTGGAAGTAATGTATTCACAGGTATACAAACATTTCAAGATGCAGCATTAAATGCAACATCATTAGTTTCTCATTCAGGTAGTTTAATATTGGTTGCAAAATCATTTACATCTGCATCATCACACTTATCTGCATCTACATCAACACAAGTAAACTTAATATTTAAGAACAATAGTAATACTGGAGATACAATCATATCAGGTAGTAATAATATATTTACAAATCCAACTGCTCCAGCTGCAGGGCTTAAGAGATATATAGGTGGTAGTAATAATATAATCAATACAGCAGGTGCACCACAAATAAGTTCATCAATGCAATATAGTCCTACTTTTAATAGTAACTATATCGTAGGAGTTATGAATATGAGAGGCCCTATTAGTTCTTCTGCATGGACAATTTCAAGTAATATGATTGTTGGAACACTTAGTTTAGGTGCAGCTGCACCTAACACTGCAGAAAAATTAGTTAGTGGGTTAAATATGCAACAAAATGTAATTGGTGGAACTCTTACTCTTATTGCAAATCAAAGTAATCTTCAAAGTAGTAATACTATTTCACAAAATAATATAAATGGAGTTGCACAATTAACCTTAAGTTCATCTGCAGCAACATTTAGTAATAATACTATAAATGATAATGGATTTATTCTTACTAATCAATATTTTACAAGTAGTGCAGGGACAGGTAGTATAACTGTATCAAGAAATACTATTGGTGGTGCATCAAATCTAATAACAACTATTGGTATTGCTGACGCAAGTGCAAACCAACCAAGTATTATAAATAGTACAATTGGTGGTAGTGCTAATAATATACATTCAAACGCAAGTGGAGCAGGTAGTAGAAATTCAATTAACTCAATTATAGTATTTGGTAATACACTTATTGTCAGTGCTTCTAGTAATTCAAGTACTCCTAATGAATATGGTTCTGGATTCTTTGGTAGACATAACGCAGTAGATGGTGTTAGAGCTAAAACTTCTGAAACCATTTTTGCAGTTGGTACAGGTAGGTCAGCAACTAAAAAGACAGGTTTCTTAATTGATTCCGGGTCTAACACATTTGTTGAAGGAACATTTAATGTATCAGGTAGTTCAACATTTACCGGGTCTCTTAATGGAATGCTTTTAACACAAGGACCTGGAAAAAATAATACCGGTTTAGGAAATAATGTATTGCAAAATTCAGTAAGTGGTGGTAACGTTGCATTAGGAAATGCTGCATTACAATCAAATACTTCTGGAACCGATAACGTAGCATTGGGTGATAACGCATTACAAGCAAATATATCTGGTGACAGAAATA